GGGTACGTATGACTAATGTAAGAACAGAATTCCCTACTGGAATGCCCATCGTATCTGTTGCTCAGATCGGTGGTGAAGGAGAACAACAGGTCAAGCAAGGAATAGTAACTAGACAGAGTGCTGCCTATTCCACCATTTTGGAACCTTTTGTCGATGTGCCTGTAGTAGGTAATATTGTCAAAGGTGTCAAAAGTGGTGTGGATATGCTCCATAATGTTGCCAGCTTTTATGGTTGGTCTAAACCTCTTAACCCATCTGAAACTTCTAGTATGAAAATCAACCCGACCCGTTTTATGTGTAACACTGACGGTTCAGATATGGCAGTGAACTTAGGTTTAACTGCTGCAAATGAACTTGAACAGTGTCCTGCATTATTTAGGACAGATATAGATGAGATGTCTTTGACGTACATCTGTAAAACTCCTAACTATGTAGATCGTTGGACCTGGTCTAAGGGCCAGGCACCTGGTACCATATTATGGCGTCAGATTGTCACACCACTTGCATTTTGGCAAACTACTGGAATGTCCGGATTAAATCTACCCCATTTAGGGTTCGTTGCTAGCAACTTCGTACTCTGGAGGGGAGGTATTAACCTTCGTTTCAAATTTGTCAAAACTAAATTCCACTCTGGACGTATTCGAATAGTTTATGTTCCGGGGTGTATGACAACACCACCACCAGCAAATTTCGATATTGATGCCAATTATTCGACCGTCGTTGATCTCCGATCTGACACGGATGTTGATTTCAACATTCCGTATGTGGCAGTTGTTCCATGGCTTCGTAATAGTGCCACCTTTTGGGATGGTACGTTCGATGAAACTCATGCTACTGGGAGTATTTTTATCTATGTTCTCAATGAATTAGTAAATACCTCCACTGTATCTGATTCTATCGATGTTATTACAGAAGTATATGGTGCGGATGATATCGAATTCGCTCTTCCACACAATCCTGCTATTAGTACACGTTCTGCTCCAACTCCAGCCTCTTCACTCATACAACGGTTACAGCGTTCTGTAGCTCAGGTAGGTACTGAAGAAGGTGACAAGTCGTTAGAGGATGTACGTGCTACTAAATCATCTACTTTTGCTGAAGTAGATAATCAACCTAACTCAACTTCATTCACTAATTCATCTTTATGCGTAGGTGAAAAGATTGCGTCCGTTAGACAACTTATTAAGCGGTTTAATGTACAAACTCCTTTTACTGGCGTGAATGACTATTGGGCTGTTACACCCGGTGCTTCAGGGCAACGGTTGGAACTACAACCTAATTATTTCAAAGGTGGTACTCCTGAGGGTGCGACTCGAATGGACTATCTCTCGTGGTTTGCGTCAATATTCGCATTCTATCGAGGTTCTGTTCGGTTCAAGATTGTACCCACAGGGTGGATAGATGAATATCCATCTTTAAACGTTATGTTAGATCCTACTACATTGTATACGAATACAGACATTGTAACTCTAGCAACTGATACTACTATTACAAGGGGTAGAGGTGCTGAAGTTATTTTGCCTACTATAGAAGGCGCCTGGGAAATCCAGTGTCCATTCTATTGTTCGTATCCTGTAGCTTTGACTACTGCTAATGCTACTGCATTTGATGTCTTGGGTGCACGTAATGGGTTTAACAAGACCTATGCGCGTTTTCCAGATTCTGCAGGTAGTACTGGTACATATAACGTTATGATTTATAGAGCTTCAGGTGATGATTTCAATTTTGGGTTCCTTTTAGGACCTCCTGTTGTCAATCATGCCTGAATATAAATCACAGTTTGATATGCTTTAATTATCATAAGAGTATTACTCTCTTCAAAAGTACGTTTGACACACGAAAGTTGTCAGTAAACTAACCATGTTGCTTTAACGGTGGCGGGATATGTATAACTTTAATATAGTAAGAACAGTATTAGAATGTAAGTTATAGATAGTTTAGTGTACTTTAATTTATTATCTTAGTAGAATAGCTAGGGCACAAAACCCAAAAATATTTATCATTAAGAATTGTTCTTCGCTACATTATATGTTAATTCATAGACCAAAATACTAGCGTTATTACACCGCTCAAATTCACTTTTCGGCGGGCCCTGTACCTTTTCACTTTAATTAGTAAGGTAGATTGACTTTTGTCACCCTGGCTCGCTGGGGCGTGGTTTTTGTATGTTTTCCACGGTGATCCTCGGATCATGACGTAACATTCACAGTCAATCTATGGAAAGCTCTGCAGTGCAGTAAGGTTATTTTCATAAAAAAAAAAAAAAAAAAAAAAAAAAAAAAAAAAAAAAAAAAAAAAAAAAAAAAAAAAAAAAAAAAAAAAAAAAAAAAAAAAAAA